CCTGCTGAGGAAGCGTTCATTATTCCATTAGGTTTAGATGAACCATTAGCAGTTGCAAAGTCTGCACCTGCACCATTTCCTAAAGCTCGACCTGCATCATTTGCAAGGAATGCTTCTATGTCAACGCCTTCATCAGCTAAAAGCTCTGAAGATACTTGCACTAAGTATGCGTATTTGAACGCACCTAATGTGACAGAAGCACTTGTTGGGTCAGATTCTCCAATAGCACCACCTTCAGCAACTAATGAAGCTGAGGATAGAGCTGTGACTTGTGGGAATTTTATATCTTCGCCACCTGCAGTAGGAACAACAGTTGCAACATTTCTGACAACTGCATTTTCATCTAACTTTGCAATGATTTGGTCAAAGAAACCTTGTGGGACTAAACCACCATCATTGGCTTTGTCCAAGTCTCTTTTTTCAAAATTGTGAGAACGAACTTCTCCTGTAGCAAAAGCACGAAGAATTTTTGCATCAGAAATTTCTTCTTCAACTTTTTCTTCGATAACAGGCTTTGATTCAAACATAGCCCTTGCTTCTTCTGCTTTCTTGTTGCTTTCCTCTAAGGAAGCTAACTCAGAAACTCTGGAATCGATTTCAGACATTCTGTCATTCATCTTGTCCCATTGTTCTTTTTCAGCAGAATCGAGAGAACGATTTTCAGAGATTTCTCTGTCATTCAATTCTTTCATTTGCTCCCAAAGATTATTTCGCTCATCATATAGTTTTTCAACTATGTTGGGATTACTCATTATTTCTCCTAGAAATTGTGAGGAGTGTTTCATCAACGACTCCTCTTTTATCGTGTGGGCGAAGCCAAATTGTTTCATCAACGAATCTGACCTCTAAACTTTTAGTCTTCTTTATATAAAGGATGTTCCTTTGGAAGAAGGTCATTGTCAGTTATATATTTTGGGTCTTTTGGTTTGTCATTTTTCATTAGATAAGCAAAAGCTTTCAAACGAGCTAAACCCCAAGCCACTCGACTGACATTTGGTCTATGAGAAGTTGAAAATGCTCCAAATCCTCTTCTGACCACTTTTTTGGAAACAGACATTCTCAGTCTTCTCCAAGATGCCATATTTTTAGAACTTATTTCATCATTGTGTTCATCAATAATTGTTTTGATAGATTTCTCAGTCTGTTCAGAAAACTTTATTTTTTCTTTTGATTCCTTATCAGCAGAACCTTTGGGATTAGTTTTTGAACCTTCTATTTGGTCTTCTTTAGGAGCAGGAGTAGATTGTTCATCATCTCCATTCCTAAGTTTCAATAAAAGCAGACTTCTAAATCTTGCTTCTGAACTCATTGATTTTTTAGTAGTTCGAGTCTTCGTTTTCTAGCATCTGCATTGAAAACAGTTTCTTCTTCATTTTGAAGTAGTGATTTCAATTCTCCATTTTCATTAGCTTCAATAAGTTTGTCTAATTCAAGACCACTCATATGAGCTAAGTTCCTAAAACTTCTTTCTGCCATAACAGAGGAATCCTGGTAGGCAGGGAAAGCTGTAGGGGAAACTTCATACAATCTTGTTTCAAGAACTTCTCTGACTACAGGAGCTCCTGCATCTTCTGAGACATTCCATCTTTCATCTAAAACATCAAAACCAAAACTTGAGTTTGTGACATCTCCTCTTTGAATCATCAAAAATGCTGACCTGTGATGAGGAATATCTAAATCTAAATTAACTTCATAATGAAGTCCTGTTTTGTCTTCAGATAGTTTTAGTGTCCCTGCTCTTTTAGAACCTAGAACTAAAGATGTATCGTGATTGAATAAAGCTTTGATGTCATCTCTAGAGGTTTGTGTTCCTCTTTCTTGAAGGGTCTTTTTGAAAGCACCTTCTCCAATAACTTCAACGAAACCTCCACCGAGAACTTGTGATTTCTTATTGAAAACAGAAGCATAACCACTGATGACAGCTTTGGAACCCTCAAGAGTTCTATATTCCATCTCATTAGCTACGAATCTAATATCGTGTTCAGGGGTTGGTCTCACTTGCTTTGGGCTAGAAGTGAAAACTTTGTCTCTTTTATTTTCAGACATATTTTCTCCTATTTCTTCTTCTAAAGTTGCAACATATCGTTCTGCCCATTTTTGAGCATCCATTTGATTCTCTTTATCAATAGAACCTCCCCAAAGAAGCCAAGCAGTCTGACCATTTGAAGGTTCATCACTTGTTCCATTGAGGAAATCATCTGCTTTTTCTGAATCTAAATCAGACCTATGTCGCAAAAACCAAGCATTCATTTTCTTGGCTTTTTCGTGACTGACTTTTCCTTCAGCCATATCACGAGCCTCATTAATGGTGGTATCAACTAAACCATCTCCACCAAAACCTTGTTCATAAAATTCAAGACCTCTTTTTGCATTATCTTGAATGTATTGAGGAACTTCTATATGTTCTCTTGTTTCAGCCCTAAGACCAAGAGCCTCATCATATTCAGTATGTGTTTTGCAAGGCATAAAGAAAGATTCGCCATCAACATCCATCTTATGAAAAGATGAGTCATCTAAATAACAGCCAATGACTTTTGCTTTGTCCAAAGCTTCTTCTTTTGTGCCAAATAAATCTTGGTCTTTGTAGGGCATATTTCTCCTATAAATTTATTCTTCTTTTGAATTTTCTATCTGAATAGTTCTCATATCCAAGTTCAGTCATTTCTTTTTTATGAAATGGATATTTTTCTTGGAGCTCTTCTTCATACATATAGTCATTTTCAAATTTGTCTATAAGTTGAGCTAATGTGAACCAATGACCTTCATCAACAAGTTTTTCAGTTGGTTCCCAAACAGTTTGTTCATCTCTAGCTCTATACCAACTTGATTCAGCATATGGATAGAGAGCAATGTAGAAATTAATTGGAGCTCTTGCTTTGATAGAATACTTTCCTGCTTTTTCAATCATTAGATTCCAATTATCAAGTTTCTCTTGGAATGATTTCATATAGTGAATGTCCATAGACTTTATCCATCTAGAACCTTTCACTTCAACCCAACTGAGTTGCGTTTGTTTTTTTGAATTTATGTATGAAACAAAATTATCTGGAATATACCAATCAGGATTTCCTATCACAACAAAACCATTTGGAATCATTGAACTGAAAGGGTCAAATCCTGTTTGTTGATATGCACCTGAATAACCTTCAAAAGTGTCAAGATTGTATAGAGCAGGAACTTTCTTTATCTTGAGAAGCTCCATTTCTAAATCGAATACTTCCTGACCACAATCAGGTTTCTTCATATCGTTAGTATTTTCAAGAAAGACTTTTGCAGTATTTCCAAAGTGACCAAGAAATTCATTCTTGTCATTATCTACTAACAAACTTGGGTCGTGGACATCCAAGCTTTTTGTTTTAGCCCTGTTAGGCATATTGTTCCTCTCGAACTTGGTCAAAGGAACTTGGTCAAAATTAATTATATGGTTAGATTCACAAATTTAGTCTTCTGTGTCTTGAATTGAATTTTGATTCAAGTTTTGAATGTATGAATCTCCAATTTCTTCATCCACAGGAGGAAGGTCTTCTTTTGCTCTTATTTCATTAACAGATAAGAAACCTGCATTCCTTCCTATGTTATAAGCTTGATACCTTTGAGATATTGAAGCTCTTAGTAGTCCTGACACATCAATTCTTGCAAATTGTCCTCTAGGCAACATCATTGTCATAGCTTGTTCAATTCTGTTGATATAGGGAAGAAGTGTCAGTTCATAAAAAATTCTATTTTGTTCTTCGATAGATGAGCCAAGTTTTGTAGTTTCCGACAAATCTCCAATTAGATATGGAGGAACCCTGAAGAGCCCACAAATCTCGATTTTGTTGAACCTTCTTGATTCCAAAAACTGCATCTGTTGATGATTTATTGCTATTGGTTTCCATTGTGCTCCTTCAGTCAATACTCCAATATTGTGTGACTTCTTGACACCTTGATGCTTTCTTTGAAAGGACTGTTTGAATATTCGAAGTGCTTCTTCACTTGGAGTTGAATCCATTTCAATGACACCACTCATCACAGCACCATTTTGAAAGAATCTTCCTGCAAATTCTTCACTTGCTAGAGATATTCCAATAGATTCTGCACCTGCCTCAATAGGACTAAGTCCATACTCAGAACCTTGTTCAAAGTTCTTTATATGGATAATGTCTCCTTGAGGAGTCAGAGTTGTATATCTTTTATAAGATTTTTTTCCATCATAGGTATAGACTGCTTCTCCATTTTTTCTATCAATAGTGACAAAGTCAGGATGAAGATTGAAAATTTGTTTAGGGAAACCTAAATTATCTCTTTCAACAATTAACCAATAACTGTTTCCATAAAGAGCCAATGAACTAATTGTTCTATGAATCCAAGTGAATCTATCTGTTTCAGGATTAGGCATAGAGTTTGTTGCATCCATCCAGGAAGGTGGAACTGTTGGTTCTCTATAGTCTCCTGTTTTTCTAAAACTGTGAATTGGCATAGTTGCAACTGAATCAGCTATCAATGAAACACAGCTATAAACAGTTGAAGCTGTTATTGCACTTCCTGCATCTACAGAAACACCTGATGAAGTTTTTCCATCATCCTCAAGTCCAAGCACAAAGTTTGAAGCATCTACTGCTCGTTTTTCGAAGTTGTCTTCGTTGCCTCTCAATATATCTAAAATATTCATATCTTCTCTCTATCAAAAACTATTCCAAATAATAAAAAGCTAGTTCCTAATACAAAGAAACCGACTGTGGGACTCACTAAGAATCCTGCTATTGAAATCATTAGGAATCCTGTTCCTGTTATCAAATAATTAATCATCATAAATTTATAAACTTTGGTTCCTCTCTTACTTCTTCCTCAGGTTCAGTTTTCATATCTGACCATCTGTCAAAACACATTATTGCTCCTATAGCTAAGTCAATCTTATGAGGAGAGTCTTTTGATGCTTTGGTCACAAGAGTTCCTTGCATTGTTTCCTTAGGAACACAATTCACTAAGTGTTGATGTAGGTCAACATTTCCTGAGTGACTTATCTTTTTTTCTAATGTTGCTGAATAAAATCTTGAACAAGCTTGAGCCATTTTCTTTCTGAAGTTTCCTTCGTAGTAGAGAACCATATTGTCTCCAACTATTTCTTCAAGCTCTGAGATTTCATTGTGCCAACCCATAGGGTCAACAACTAACTCAACTACTTCGTATTCTTCGAAGCACTGTAGAATTTTCGCCAAGACTTCATCTCTTGGGACTTTCCAAGCCTTATTTTCTTGAATTGGCTTTGCCCAATGTCCGAGAACTTCGAGATGTGGAATTTCTTCCATTGATAATCCCACGAGTGCTGTTGAGTCTCTGTTGTAGGAACCATCAAAGCCGAGAATAATTCTTGAACCTTTTTCGATTGTTTTTTCTTCAAAACATTCCTCCCATACTCCTGTTGGCAACCATCTGTCAGCAGTTGTAGTCCATTGATTTAGAAAATATCTTCTGAATTCGTTTTCAGGTATTGAGTGAAAAGCTCTTTCAATTTGTTCATAAGAAACAAAATCCCCAAGAGCAGGATTGGCTTGTTCAATAGCCTTTTTTCTTTCTGCTTTGTTGGAAATATCCAAGTCAGGGTCTGCTTCAAATATTTTATAATAAAAGCCCTCATCCTCGATAGTTCCTTCTTCAATACCTTTTGAATATTTATATAACCTATAAGCCAAAGAGTTCTCAACTCCTGCAGTAGTTATGTTTATGCCCATTGTGTTTTTTCTTTTTCTAAGACCATTTGAAATAACAAGATGAGCTCTTTCTTTATTTCCTGTCATCTCGTGAACTTCATCAAATATTGCCATTGAAGGTCTCATTCCATCATTGACACCTGCTACACAAGGAACTCTCAAGATTTGTGCTTGAGGATTATCTTTTAGAGCAATTTTTCTTTCCATTAAGTCAGCAAAATGTCGAAGCTCTCCATTCTGAATCATTTGTTTAGCACTAGAGAAAACAATGTCAGCTTGGTCATAAGAACTAGCAACTAATGGAATTAGGGGAGCTGTTTGATTTAGTCCCATAAGTCCTGCAACAGCTAAAGCTGAGGCAATTTCACTTTTTCCATTTCCTTTTGGAGTAGAGATATAAGCAGTATGGTATTTGAATGAACCATCTTCTCTCAGCTCAAACATATCAATCAAGATTTGTTTCTGCCAATCTCTCAATACAAAAGGTTTGCCTAAATAATCTCCTGTTGAATGGACACAATAAGTTTCTATAAATTTTATTACTCTATGACCTAGTGTTTTCATATCAACCCCATTGGTTAGCTATTGCTTCTGCTATTCCTGGAAAAGTAGTATTTCTAATCTTTGTTCTTTCTTTTGGTGGAAGATTTATTGCATCTGCATACCACTTAGGCATAGACTTTCCACTTTCAAAAACTACTCTTGGTTCAGGTTCAACAATATTTGTTGGTTCTAACTTTGGAAGATTTTTTAGCCATAAACAAGTTTTCTTTTCATAAGGGTCTCCAAACTCATATGGTTGAATAATTTGGTCAGGCTTTCTTATGTTTGTTGATATAACTCCTATAGGATTTTCTAAAGCAATTTTTTCAATAGGAGCATTAAGCAACTGTTGAACAAAATCTAAAGCTTCTTTTCTTTGTTCTAATCTCTTTGGAAATCTAGGATGTGGTCTTCTTTCATCTACAGGTTTTTCTTTATCCTCAGGATGATAGAACCATCTATTTCCACTAACAGTCAGATATGTGCAAGGAGGGTGGGCAATCATTAAGTCCCAACCATCATCTAATATATCTAAAACATTTCCTTCATAGTGGTTTCCTGAAATTGATGTAGGTTCTAAGTCACAGCTCAACGCATAATGACCTTTTGATTTGAAAGCTTCTCTAACTACACCTGAAAACTCACAAGCAACTAAAACTCGCAAAAGTTATTGTTGTATTTATTCCAATAGTTCCTGTTTTCTAATCTGACAATTAATCCATAGAGGTATGACCTAAACTTCATAATCTTTTTAGCAAGAAAATATCTGAAAGCATAAACTATCTGTTCTGAATTTGTGAAACGCATACTATTCTTCCAATCGTTAATCGATATTCCACTCCAAGAAGGTTCTGAGTTTTTTTTTCTTTTTTTTTGTTGGGTATCAATCTTGAATATCAAGTTCAGAGTTCAAATCAGCTAACGATTTCTTAGCTTGACCAATCTGAATACCTAAAGAAACTCTTGCCTTTGGATTGAGACCAATTCTGTCTTCTAAATTTCTTATCTCTGCATCAATCTTCAATAGTGCGTTATATAAAGGATTGAGAACGACTTGTCCTTGACTTCCAACAACTAATCTGTCTTTTTTTGCTTGTTTGAATATTCTTTCTCTCTCATCCATAAGAGATGCAAGTCTTTGAATGACAGGTAGGTCACTTTTTATATCTATTGCACTAGATAAGTCACTAGACCAAAACGAATTCCACCAATCTTTGGTTTTTTTTAGGTTTCTACCTGCTAATTCTGGAATTTCTCTTTTTTTATAACTTTCTATGTCAACAATTTTGGGCTTGATTCTATGCTCTCGTTGTTCAACAGGTTTAGCTTTTGTCATATCTTTCTCGTTTCAAAAAAAAATTATTTTCAGTTCGCAAAAGTTCTGAGACTATACAGAAAGAAGAAAGAG